TATTCAGCCGTTAGTAAAATTCTTAAAATCAACCTCTACTGGAGTTTTATCATTAGGAGTTCTAAAAAATTGTTTAAGGATATACTCATTTTGCTTAGCGTTATCATCACGTTTATTAATATCAAGGAAAAAGTCCAAGAAATGCTCGGCATCGCTGTGTAGGTCTCTACTTCTATTAGCAAAGGCATTTACAAAATGAAGAAATGCTAAACAAAAAAATCCACACACATTTCCTAAAACTCCCTGTATGTCTTTTGTTGTATGGGGAATTTTTTCACCCATATATTTAGCAATGGTCTTTGGAGGTCCTAAGCCATAAGGGTCAAAATAGCAGCCCTCAATCTTTCCATTAGGGTGTTTATTAACCTGAAAGCATACCCAATGAGAGCCAGCATTTAAACCTCCGCATTCATCTATCTCATCATCAAAATTAACTACGTAGGAGCGATTGTATTCTAATGGTTCGTCTTCTAATTGAGACTTGTAGCAACATCTTTCAAGAGGCACGCTCATCTTTGAGGATAAGGAAATAATTTGGTCGTCAGAAAGCATTTATATATATCCATTTTTAAAAAGTGGAGCAAAAACGCAAAATGTTTTTGCTAAACTTTTCTCAAAAGTTTTACCATAATAATTCTTTGGCGTAATAAGCACGAGACCCTAAATACTCTTTTCCAAGTTTGGCAGGCTCTTTACCGTGCCTTATATGATATAAGCGTCGTCGTTCATCGGCATACCCTTTGGGAACTTCACCTTCTTTTTCCATTTCTAAATAGTGTGGGTAATCACCATATTTAGGGTCTCCTATATAAGTAATGAATTGTCCGTTCCAATCATAAACCTCAATCTTCTTCTTGGGATTATCACTTGGAAATATTTTAACACCGAGTTCTTTAGCCCTCTTTTTGGTATAAGGCAATATATCATAAACCATATTATATATTCTCTTTAAAAAAAATAGAGCAAAAACGCAATTACTAATTGTCTCCTAAAGGTTTTGAACTGGGGCTTGGTGGTATAGGAGGGTGTAAAGCAATAAACTCATCAGCTTTTTCTTCTGTTTCGGTATCACGAATAATCTTTAAACAGCAAACTTCAACCTTCTTACACTTTGATTTATAAGCTAAACCACCACATTTTAAAATAAGACCAATCATACTTGTAACCAAAAACATATAAAACACTTCGCTTAACATTTTAATAAGGTGAGAATATACTTTTGGGAAAAGGTTGATTAACGATATATCGTTCCAGTTATTCCACCTCTTACATTATACAATGATTGAGTTAGTTCAATGTAATCGTAAGCTATATATTTATTTGTAGAGTTATTTGTTCCACAATTTAAAAAAACCCCAATTGAGTTAGGTGTAGTTACAAAACTACCTGGAAGGGTATATGGGGAGCTTGTTTCAGTTGTTCCATTAGTAAGATTTACAAATGTAGATGTTACAACTGTTCCCCCTGAAGTAAAATTTAATTCACACCTACACCACTTACCAGTAGGGTCAGCCATTAGCAAAGTATAGACAACAACATTATTCACTACAAACTGCCATACAGGAATAGCTCCTGTAGAACTTGTTAATCGCCATATAATAGATTGCGTTGTTGCTGTTCCTGTTTCTTGAACCGTTGCGGACAACCCAAAAATTTGAAATATATTTCCTGCTGCTACTCTGCCTGATGTTGCGATGGTCTCATTAGCTGCTGGGAAAAATCCAAATGTTATATTGATTATATTTGCGACGGTATAAATCAAATCTGTTAGCGATGACGTTTCATTGCCTGCTGCCCCTCCTGATACTTGCTGTATTACTCCTCTTCGCCCATACATCAGTGTAATAGCATCACTGGCAAATGTTCCTGTATAATAATTTGTTGAACCAGTCCCAGTTTCATTGAAAACGATTTTTGAACCTATAAACACAGAACTTCCTGTATCGGCATCAAAATCTTCCAAAATAGTATTGTAAATCTGATTAGAAAAGACCTCGTTTGTTGTTGTGTTATAAAATACCCCATACGTAGCAGGAGTAAGCGTATCATTACGAATAGGATTAATAAAACAACCCACTTGATTAGGATTGAGAGTAACACCAGAAGCGTTTAAACATATTGACCCAGCGGTTTGAGAAGTTAAACCAGCTTTTAATCCAATCGCTATGGAATTCGCACCTTGCGTAGATTGACCTGCCTGAAAGCCAATAGCTACTGCTCCAGCTCCTTGATTTTGGTTACCAGAATTTACTCCAATAGCAACCGCTTGAATTCCTTGTAAATTATCACCAGCACTTGTTCCAATCGCAACCGATTGATTTCCTTGAGAGGTAAATCCAGCAGCTAAACCAATCGCAGTCGCATTTGTTCCTTGCGAAGAAAAACCAGCATTACGCCCAATCGCAACCGAATTTGCTCCTTGTGAAGAATTTCCAGCTCCAGACCCAAAAGCAACTGATTGAACTCCTTGTGATGTTTCTCCAGCTCCAAACCCAAAGGCAGCGGATTGAATTCCTTGTAAAGAAAAAGCAGCATTATCACCAAAAGCAACCGAATTTGCTCCTTGTGAAGTTTTCCCAGCATTAGTTCCAATGGCAATTGAATTAATACCTTGAGATGTCGTTCCAGCTAATGAACCGATTGCTATTTGACCGCCTGTAAGAGCGACTGAATTATAAGGGTTCGCTTTTACAACTGATGTATAAATAGTCGCATCAGTAATGTTCGCAATAGTTCCAGTTGAGTTTGTAAAATTTATTGCCGAAGTATCGCTTACAGTATTCGTAAAATTATTCGTCCCAGTCCAAGTGTTGTTTAAAGCAAGTAAATCTGGTGCTTGAGTGACAGCGAAACTGGTTAAAACAGAGGAATACTCATTATCGGTTTGATAAATAATTGACCCAGTCGTAGGAGAGGCAGTATTAGATTGTATAAATAATTTAATGCCTAAACCAGTGTATCCAACAAGAGATATTAAAGGAATTGTTCCCTGAACTGAAATTGAGCCAACTAATGGAGCGACTGTATTAAGTAGCAGTGACGCAGGAGAGGTATATAAAATAGTTTCCGCACCTGATGAGGCTGTTCCAATAATAGTATAAAAAAATGCTTCTCTCGCTTGACCTGATGTATTTGTAAGATTAGCAAAGGCAAGTAAAGTCCAAACACCAGCTGGAATAGAGGTTGGAATATTTAGAGCTGTTAATAAGTTGAAAAATCCACCTAATAATACAGGAGAGGTTGATGAAGTAGCCCAAGCAACAGCAGAAGGAGTAGCAACTTGAGTTTGGCTTAATTGTTTATATGTCGCACCACTTGGAATTGTATAAGGAATACTATAATTAAAATATAATTGATAAGCAGTAAGAGCGGACTGACTATCAACATAAAGCTTATTACAGAGGTCAGTAGTTCCTGAAGGATTAGCAACACACGTAGGAGGTGCTGAAAGGTTTGTAAAAGCAACTGTTTGTGGGAAAGTGGTAGTTCCATTAAAAGTCGCTAAAGAAGAACAAGTTAAAGGTCCAAATACATTGGTTGTTTGTAAATTCTCTGTCCCTTGTGCGAATGGAAATTTCAAGTATAATAAATCCGCTTGTTCTTGAGTAAGAACCTCTGTTACTGAAGCAAAAGCTAAAGTATCAAAAATAAGAGATTGAAATAATGGCGGTCTGTAGCTACTCATCTATATATATTGTGAGAGATATAAGTTTAGCAAATTAATCGCTAAATCGCTAAATATCATTTTTATTAATATCTATGTAATATACAATGTCTGAAATAATCAACTTTTATGAGAAGATACCAAAGGATATGTTAGATACTGCCGAAAATCCAAATAAAGAACTACATAACTTAAACCTACCCTTTCGTATGGTGATTGTAGCTCCGTCTGGTTCTGGCAAATCCAATTTTCTTGTTAATCTAATCTACCTTTTCTGTCAGGGTAATAAGGGGACGTTTGAAACAATCCACATAATAACTCGTAATAAAGACGAACCGTTGTATAACTTTTTGAGTAAAAAGTGTGAGAGTATTATTATAAAGGAGGGCATTGAGAGTTTGCCTCCATTAGACAAGTTTGATAAAAAGACCAATCATCTTGTATGTTTTGACGACTTACAGCTCCTTAAAAATCAAGACCCTATTATGAACTACTACATAAGGGCGCGGAAGAAAAATTGCTCGGTTATATATTTGGCGCAGAACTATTACCAAGTGCCTAAAGTAGTCCGTTGTAATTGTAGCTATTTAGTAATTCTTAAATTGTCAGGGGCAAGAGACGCTAAAATGATATTAAGCGAACTTGGTTTGGGACTTGACAAGGAAACTTTGATGGAGATATACGAATATGCTACGAGAGAGAAATTTAGTCCTTTAGTGGTTGATATGGAAGCCGATAAGCATAAGCGTTTTAGAAAGGGATTGAAAGAAAT